CAGAGGCATGGGTCCTTATACCTTCGCGTGCCAGATCCTTTTGGACCCCGTGGCCGACGAGGTCCAGAACTTCAAGGCCGACTGGATCAAACGGTATGAAACCCTCGATCCCAAGGGAATGAATCTTTATCTACTCTGTGACCCAGCGGGCGAGAAGAAGAAGAGCAATGACTACACGGTCATGCTCGTGATTGGCCTGGCCGAGGACGGCAACTATTACCTCGTGGACGGCATCCGGGACCGGCTGAATCTGACGGAACGCGCCCGGCATTTCATGGGCTTCCATCGCAAGTATCGACCACGGGCCTGCGGATACGAGAAGATCGGCAAGGACAGCGACATCGAGGCCTTTCAGTGGCAGATGGAGCACGAGGGCTATCGCTTCGAGATCGAGCCCCTGGGGGCCAAGATCCCAAAGAACGACCGCATCAGGAAGCTCATCCCCGTCTTCGAGCAGGGGCGCTTTTATCTTCCCTGGCGACTTCTCAAGAAAGACTATCAGGACAAGGATTACGATCTGGCGCGGGACTTTGTCCAGGATGAATATCTCGACTTTCCCTTCGGCAGCCATGACGACCTCCTCGACTGCGCGGCCAAAATCCTGGAAGAGGACCTTGGTGCAGTCTTCCCGGCGAGCGCGAGCGGCATGAACGACCAGAAGGCGCAGGAACTCTATGAACGCTATGCCCCGCCGCCCCAGATAGAGAGGCGCATGTATGATTAAACCTCTCCACAAGACCGACATCGTCCTCTGCCTGCCGGGCAATCCGGTGGACGGAATCTGGGCCATGAACACGATGATCCTTCGGGATCAGCTCCTCGCCCAGGGGCTCGGCGTGGACTGTAAGCAGGCCTATTTTGGGGATGTCTGCCAGGTCTATAATCTCTGTCTCCGGGCGCTGCCTCCCGTGGATGACATCGATCAGGAAGTCCTCGGCGGCACGATCTACGAGTGGATCGTGATCATCGATTCGGACAACTATCCCACCGCACAGCAGATCCTTAAGCTCATCGCCCAGGACCGGGAGATCATCGCCGGATGGTACGCACTGCCCAACCCGAACCCGGCGCTCAACGAGAACCTGGACGCCCTGAAGACGAGCGTGGGCATGTGGGCCAACAGGGACCTGTATCAGTTCAAGCCCTTCCATGTGGGGGAGATGAGGGATAAGACCGAGCCCTTTGCCATCGATACCACGGGCCTGGGCACGCTTGTGGTCAAGCGCGGGGTGTTCGAGATGCTGCGCTACCCCTGGTTCGAGCCCGTCGTGGTCAACCACGAGCACAAGGCATGGTTCGCTGGGATCGACATCGTCTGGAGCCGGAAGGTGCAGGACGTCGGGTTTAAGATCTACGTGGACCCGACCGTGCGCGTGCCGCACAAGAAGAAGGTGCTGCTATGAGGATGGAACGCAAGCAGGTCGAGGCTTTTGATCACATCTTCGGCAATAGCTTAGAGGTCTTGTCGCTCATGCGCGAGCGGTACGTCCATCGCTTCATCGAGAAGCTGCCGTCGGACTGGAACACGTTTGAGATATCCGCAGAGCATCTGGTGGACATGCTCCAGGAGGCCCGGAAGATCTATGCTCTCATGCAGAGCATAATTGGCAAGGAGATCTGATGCCATTAAGCGACAAGGACATCAAGCGCGAGTTCGAGGAGGCCTACCGATGCGGCAATCAATACTGGTGGCCGTGGTGGTTTGAGGCTGATAAGGACCTGCGCGCCTTCCTCGGTGATCAGTGGAGCCAGGACGAATACAACTACCTCGCGAGCCAGCGCCGCGCCGCCTATGTGTTCAACAAGGTGCGGCGTATCATCAAACTCGTCACCGGCTATGAGCGCAAGCATCGGCTCTCCCTTACCATTGAGCCCATCGAGAACTCGGACGAAGAGACCGCAGGACAACTCTCGGATGTGATCATGTGGCTCATGAAGTGGACGAATCTCTACTACCAGATGAGCGACTGCTTCGAGGGCGGGGGATGCAAGACGGGCATGAATCTCCTTGGGCTCTATGTAGATTATGCGGAAGATCCCCTTAACGGCGACATCCGCGCTCGGCGCATACCGCACAACGGGTTCATCATCGACCCCAATTTCAGCGAGCGCGACCTGTCGGACTGCGGCTGGCTCTGCACGCGCAAGTATCTTCCCAGACCCATCATCCAGACCTTGCTGCCCGGCCAGGCCAAGGACATCGAGAAGATGCGCCCCTGGAACCGGGACAACAAATTCAATTTCCTGCCGCTGCGCCGCGACCTCTGGGGCAATGATATGACACCCTGGGATGAATACTGGAAGCGCACCTCGAAGGAAGTGCAGATGGTCGTTGACATGCAGACCGGCGAGACAAAGGAGTGGCCGAAGTCCGCGAAGGCTGACATGCACAACTTCCTGGCCGCTTACCCGCATATGGGCGAGTATAAGGCCTGGGTGCCGAGCATCGAGTTCAATATCTTCGTGGGGGGCGAGGTGATGTATAATGGACCCGACCCCTGGGGTTTGGACGACTTCCCCTTCGTGCCGGTGATGGGGTTCTACGATCCCGAGCACGACAAGGCCGACTATAAACTCCAAGGCCTCGTGCGCTGCATCCGTGACCCGCAGATGGAACTCAACCGGCGGCGCTCGAAGATGATCGACATCATCGACTCCCAGATCAATTCCGGCTGGTTTGTCGAGGAAGAAACGCTCATGAACCCGCAGTCCATCTATCAGACCGGGCAGGGCCGCGTGGTCTATCTCAAGAGCGGAACGATGGCCAAGGGCAGTATGCCTACGCAGATGCGCGCCGCAGAAATCCCCGAGTCTCTGTTCCGCATGGACGAGACCTATGACCGGGACATCATGGAGATCCCGGGTGCCAATGCCGACCTCCTCGGCCTGGTCGAGAAGGATGACGTGAATGTGGCCGGGGTTCTGACCAAACTTCGCCAGGGGCAGGCTCTCACAGTGCTCCAGGACCTCTTTGACAACTACAGCCTGTCCATCACCCTGCTCGGCAAGAAGCTCACCAAGCTCGTGCAGATGAATTACCAGCCGAACAAGATCAAGCGCATCATCAAACAGGAGCCGACGCGCGAGTTCTATGCCAAGGACTTCGGCAAGTATGGCTGCACGCCAAGCGAGGGCATCCTCAGCGATACGCAGCGCTCGATGTACTACTATCAGCTCGTGGCGATGCAGGCGGCGGGGATTCCCATCCCCAATTCCGCGATCTTGGACGCTGCTCCCATCCAGGGGAAGAAAAACCTCAAGGAGTACATCGCCAAGATGGAGGAGCAGCAGGGACAGGTGGCGCAGGTGGCCCTCCAGGACAAGCAGCTCGCGCAGGCAGCGGTCAAGGCCAGGATCTTCAGGGATACCACGGAAGCCCAGACCAAGAAAGACAAGACCGCCTCGGACATCATACTTGACCGCGCCCAGACCGCGCATGAGCTTGCTCTGGCAAAAGACAGGCGTGTGTATGATGCCGTCCACTTCGTGCGCGACAGAGGCACCAAAGAGGAGCGATGAACTACAGAACCTACACTGAACAATGGCAGATTCCCCGCCGGGACTTCACCACCGGGACCGTGCGGGAGATGCTGGCGCTCAAGCTTCAGGCCAAGGTGAACGAGATCGCCCAGGAGTGCAAGGCGGACCACTTCTTCATCCTCATCCGGGCGCTCAAGGTGTGGGTGCCGAACGCCCATGGCAAGATCGTCGAGGGCATCAAGACCGACTACAAACTGCTCCCTCGGCTGCCCGTGGACTTCCCCCTCATCAACACCATGTGCATCGAGATCAACCGCAAGGAGGGAAAGATCGAGGGCCGCTGGGTGCTGCCGAAGATCGACCCGACGCTGGAGATTCCGACGACCCTCGAGCGGACCGTGGACGATGTACTCGATTCAGTGATGAAGCTGAAGCGAGGCGTAAAGGAGTTCGACAATGCCAAAGGACTTTGACGCCTGTGTATCAGGCGGAGGCCGTGTTCGCACCATCAAGGGGCCAAGCAAGGCACATGGTCTCGGGAAGGGCGAATACATCCACTACTGCTTTAAGAATGGTGAGAGCTTCCGGGGCGAAGTGAAGACCGCACAGAAAAAGAAGAAGTAGGCCGCCGCCGGGCTCAATCGGGCGAATAAAACGCAAGGAGGCCGCAATGCCGCCAGAAGAGAACGAGGAGTTCGAGTTCCCCAAAGAGGGTGAAGAACTCCGGGAACCAGAAGGACCGGGCGAAACGAAAGACGATCCCGCCGCCGGGGATCAGGAAGTTCTGGAAGTAGAG